ATATCTATTATGTCACTGCCGAACAGGTGGCAGCCGCTTGCGGTCTGAGAGTAGAGATAAGAGAAGGTAATAAGGAAGTACATTACTATAATGGTCGAACCTATCGCGGAACGGTTATATGCCGCTCTATGCAGCTACCACAGACAATTGTAGGTTTTAAGGTAGGTAATGCCCTAGTTGACGAAATCGACGTTATGGACACGAATAAAGCCTCCCTAGCGTGGAATAAAATAATAGGCCGTTTGCGCTGGGAAGATGCTCCGAATAGAGTCTCAGTCACTACAACCCCAGAAGGCTATAAATTCGTTTATCAACGGTTTGTTATGGATCAAACAGCCAACTATGGATTAGTACAGGCCAGCACATACGATAACGAAGCTAATCTGCCAGAGGGCTATATTGAGTCCCTAGCTGACACATACAACCCCGAACTTAGAGCCGCATACCTTAACGGTCAATTCGTTAATCTATTCTCTGGTACGGTATACAAGTCATACGAACGCAAGAAGTGTGCAAGCCGTGAAACGATACAACCACGCGACCGCATCGCAATCGGTGTTGATTTCAACGTAACCAATATGAGTGGTGTTTGCTATGTCGTACGGGATAACGTATGGCACGCAGTCGATGAACTAACAGGCATATATGACACGCCTGAACTAATAGCAACAATCAAACAGAAATACCCCGAACATCATATCCGCGTCTATCCTGATGCAAGTGGCGCAAGCCGGAAAACAGTAGATGCCTCAGTGTCAGACATAAGCCTATTGCAGTCAGCAGGTTTTGCAGTGTACGCGCACAAGTCAAACCCCTTGGTCAAAGATAGGGTTATAGCTGCAAACGTTGCATTTGATAAAGGGCTGGTAAAGGTAAACGAATTACTTTGCCCTGAATACTCCCGATGCCTTGAGCAATTAGCCTATGACGCTAACGGAGCGCCCGATAAAAAATCTAATCTGGATCACCTCCCTGATGCTGGGACGTATCCAATAGCCTACGAAATGCCAGTGGTTAAACCAGCCGCCAGCCTTTCTATAAAATTTGTGAGTTAATTTATGCCAGTAGATACGCAGAACGCAGACTATGCGAAGAATATAGAGACATGGCAATTAGTGCGCGATTGCGATGAAGGCGCAACAGCAATTAAAACCCGTCGAAGCACTAGAACGTTATATTCTGGCGGTATTGGGTCTGCTGCTGGTACTGCATACCTTCCAGCGCCTAACGCCCGTGATGGTAGCGATGATAACCAAGTAAGATACGATGCCTACAGAAGCCGCGCAAACTTTGTAAACTTTGTCAGCCATACCAAAGAGGGTATGCTGGGCATGGTATTCCGCAAGCCTACCGAAATTGAACTACCTCAAAACATAGATTACCTACTAGAAAACGCAAACGGTAACGGGTTGCACCTTGATCAAATGATTAAAGATGCAGCGTCCGACACTCTCTTAACAGGGCGTTATGGTCTGCTAGTAGATTATCCGCAGACTGAGGAGGGGCTAACACAAGCACAAGTCTCTACCGCTGGCCTCCAAGCCTCGCTATTAGCCTATCCAGCAGAATCCGTCATTAACTGGCGTTGTGAAGTTGTAAACGGGGTTAAACAATTAACAATGGTTGTTTTGCAAGAACCAAGGATAGAACCCCTTGATAGCGATCCGTTCGACGTAGAACATTGTATGTATCACCGCGTTTTGTTACTTGATGAAGGTGTCTACACCCAAAGACTATACGATGAGAACAACCAACTAGTCTCTGATGACATCGTACCCCGAAAATCTAACGGCTCGACATGGGATGTAATACCGTTTGAGTTCATAGGCTCTGTTAATAACGATGAGACATCTGATAAAGCCCCTCTATATGACATAGCAGAAGTCAATATTGCTCATTATAGAAACAGTGCTGACTATGAGGAATCTAGTTTTATTGTAGGACAGCCAACCCCCGTTATTGCTGGTTTAACGCAATCATGGGCTGATGATAATTTCAGCAATGGTATAGAACTTGGTTCCCGATCTGGCCTGTTACTGCCCCTTGATGCTAATGCATCACTACTCCAAGCTGCACCAAATCAGATGCCAGAACGAGGTATGGAGTTAAAAGAAGATCAGATGGTCAAAATTGGCACTCGCATTATTCAAGACTCTACAGGATCGGAAACAGCGGAAGCGGCAAAGATTCGATTTGCTGGTCAAAACTCTAAACTAGGCTCATTAATTGTTAACGTTGAACAGGGGTTTAAAAAAGCCCTTTCATGGCTTGGTGAATTTATGGGCGGTGAGGGTGACATTACCCTAGACATCAACAAAGAATTCTATGATGCGACTATTGACCCTCAAATGTTAGCGCAAGCAATGGTTCTGCAAGATCGAGGTGTCATTGGCAAAACTGATATTCGTGACCTATTAAGAAAGGGCAACATATTAGACGCTGAACGCACCGACCAAGAGATTGATAACGATGCAGAAGTCGTCGAAATAGAGCCTGTCATACCCGTAGAACAAGAGGTCGGCAATCAATAGCCCAAAACTAAGCTAAGAGTGCCGAACTAAACACCTGCACCAAAAAACATAAAAATGATCTGTTCCGTGCAGGTCTTTTTCCTTGACTTTTAATTAAGTCGCTCCAAAGACAAATATTTAAAAATTTAAGGGCTAGTCCCTTGATATGAGGCGGTCTGTGGCCGCTTGGTTTGTGACCAAAAAAAGGTAATACCCATGAGTGAAGAAAACGAAGTAGATGTCAATGCACTGCAAGAAGAAATTAACAGCTTAAAAGTCTCTAACGAGGAATTAACTAACCAATTTCAAGCAGTCAAAAACAAAAACGATGAATTACTAACCGAAACCAAAAGCGCAAAAGAAGCAAAGCGCAAGGCCGAGGCTGATGCGATAGCGGATAAAGACCGTTTAGCAAAAGAAAGCGGTGATTTTGAGTCTTTGTACAAATCATCTTCCGAGAAACTTCAAACAACGCAACAAACGTTAAACGAACTGCAAGGCACGATCGAAACCGAGAAAAAAGGTAACGCTGCTATGAAGATAGCGGCTGATTTAGCCGAGGGTTCAAATGTTGACCTATTAAGCACTTTTATCAATACCCGACTGAAATATCAGGAAGGTGAGTTAAAGGTGACTGATGGTAATGGCAACCTAACAATTTCATCTTTGGACGATTTACGCAACGAATTCCAGAATGATTCACGGTTTGCCTCGCTCCTAAAGGGCAATCAATCTTCTGGTGGCGGTGCTACTGGTGGCAACAATAGTGGCAGTGCCGCAAAAACTAAATCACGCGCTGAATTTGAGGCGTTTAATCCAGCCGACAGAATGAAATACATCAAATCTGGCGGCACTGTTTATTAAAAAGGTAATTTAACATGGCTGAGAATACTATTACGGGTCTAGTCCCCGAAATTTACGAAGCGTTGGACATTGTTTCTAGAGAATTAACTGGAATGATCCCATCCGCTACTATGAACGCATCTGCAAATACTGCTCAAGTTGGGCAAGCTATTCGTGTTGATGTTGAACCTGCTGGAAACGTTGGAAACATCACCCCAGCAATGGTTGTCCCTGATCCTACTGGGCAGACTTCTGGTTTTACCGATATTACTATTACTAAGTCGCGCGCGGCTGAGTTTGGTTTTAACGGAGAAGATCAAAAAGGTCTGAACACTGGTGCTGGATACGGAAGTGTACGTGCTAACAAAATTGCACAAGCTATCCGTGCTGTGACCAACGAAGTAGAAACTGATCTGTGTGGTTTGCAGTCAACTTTCTCTCGCGCTCACGGTGCTGCTGGTACTACTCCATTTGGAACAGCTAACGACTACACTGATGCTTCAAATGCACTTAGAATCCTAAAGGACAATGGTGCGCCTCTACAGGACAACCAGTTAGTGATTAACACTGCTGCTGGTGTAAACCTGTTAGGCAAGCAAGCAAACGTTGCTGATGCTGGTAGTGATTCTATCCTGCGTCAAGGTGTCCTTTTGGACATTAACGGAATGCCTATCCGAGAGTCTGCACAGGTTAATACTGTTGCTGCTGTTGGTACTTCTGCTAATGCCGTTACTACTGCTGGACACGCTGTTGGTTCTACAAGCATCGTACTAAAAGCTGCTGGTACTGGAACTATCCTAGCTGGTGATGTAATCACTTTTGCTGGCGATACTAACAAGTACGTTGTAACTACTGGCGCTGGTGCTGTATCTGGTGCAACTATTGTTCTTGCTGCCCCAGGATTGCAACAAGCACTTCCTGTTGGTGATAAGGCGATTACTATTGTTGCTGCATCTGCACGTAACATGGCATTTAATCGCTCTGCGATTGTTCTTGCTGCCCGTGCGCCAGCCCGTCCTCAAGAGGGTGACATGGCATCAGATGTAATCGTAATTACTGATCCACGATCAGGTCTTAGCATGGAATTCTCCATGTACAAAGGCTACAGAAAAGTACGCTATGAAGTTGGTCTAGCTTGGGGTGTTAAAAACATCAAGCCAGAGCATACTGCATTGTTACTTGGTTAAATAAGACTAGCCTCATCCTTTGCAGGGTGGGGCTTTTTATTGAGGTTATTATGGCAACAATCGTCGTTGAAACAGGTTCAGGCTCTACTACTGCTAATTCTTATGTGAGTGAAGCTGAGTTAGCTACCTATGCATCAGATCGAGGTCTTACGGTCACTGGAACTGCGGCTGTATTGCTAATTCGTGCGATGGATTACATAGAAAGTAAAGATTTTTTAGGTACTAAGGGTACAGAAGCGCAAGCCCTTATGTGGCCCCGTTATGGCGTAATGGTCAACAACTATTACATTGAAAATGACGAAATCCCCCAATTATTAAAAGATGCTCAAATGGAAACTGCTATTGCCGTAGGTGCTGGCGTTGATCCACTTGATAATCAGGAAAGAGAGACAGTAAAAGAAAAAGTTGGCAGCTTAGAGGTTGAATATGCTCAACAAGCCAGAGCCGTGACCTTTTTAAAGGCTGTCGATACTAAATTAGCTAAATTAACTCATAGATCGAAGATGGTGAAGCGTGTTTGATTACGACTCGTTAAAAAAAACAGCTACGCAGTTAATTACTAAATTTGGTACATCTGCGACTATTACAAGAGATTCAGGTCGTAGGTTTAACCCTGCTACTGGTCATTATTTTACAGGTTTAACTGAAAGTTTTAGCGTTAAAGCTGTTAGAACGCAATTTAATGCGTTTGAAAAGGCTGGAGATAACATTAAAGACGATGATATTCGTCTATTGGTTCAATCTGGCGTTACTGCGCCAATTATTAACGACTCTTTAACGTTTGACTCGGTTACATATCGGGTTATGAGCGTTGCAACGGAATCCCCATCGGGTACGGACGTTTTTTATGACATTCAGTGTCGAGTTTGATGCAATAGCAAAAAAAACTAATCAAAAAGTTGAAGATGTTGCGCGAATTGTAGCAACTGACATTTTTGAGCGCGTTATCTATGGAACACCATCGGGAAAGCCTGAATTATGGCAGAGTAATCCACCTAAAGGCTATGTTGCAGGGCAGCTAAAAGGAAACTGGCAAGCCACAATTGGCAGTCCGTCAAAAAAAATACTTTCAGTTAAAGATAAGGATGGCAGTTTAACAGTTAAAAACATGAAATCTGTCATGAAATCATGGGATGGCACTGGCGTAGTTTATTTTAGAAACAATCTTCCCTATGCCGCCCGTATTGAATATGGCGCTCACTCTAAGCAAGCACCTCAAGGAATGGTGAGATTAGCACTAATTACGCTAAACCAAGCCATTAAAAAATCCATTCAAAAAGTCGCATAGGGAATTAATAAGGGTTTGTTATGAGTACAGTATTTGCAGACATTGGTTCCGCGCTAGATTCAAGATTAAACACCCTTGCAGGGTCATCGCCTATTGCATGGGAAAACACAGTATTTACTCCTGTAAAAGATACGCTTTATTTGCGTCCTACTATTTTGCCAGCATTGACGACTCAAGCGGCATTAGGAACAAGCGGAATCGACGAATATATAGGAATCTACCAAATAGATATATTTGCGCCTAGTGGTAAAGGGCGTGGCGAAGCAGAAACAAAAGCCGATGCAATAGCCGACCATTTTAAACGTGGTACAGATTTGTCTAGCAATGGAAAAACCATACGGCTTGGCAATGTATCAAGAAACACAGGAATACGAGACGAAGATCGTTTCATTATTTCACTCTCTATTAACTATATGGCTCATGTAACTCCGAGGTAAAATATGACTATCGCTACTGGCTCACGCCACAATCTATCCTATGTTGTTGAAGCAACATTTGGAACAACTCCATCATCCCCAGGATTTACACCAATTCGCCACACTGGAACAACTTTAGGTCTGTCAAAAGATGCAGTTGAGTCAGAGGAATTGCGTGAAGATCGACAGGTTGCCCATTTTAGACACGGTAACAAGTCTGTAACGGGTGATATTAACTTTGAACTGTCTTATGGCGGTTTAGATGCACTTTTAGAAGCTACTTTGTGCGGTTCTTGGGCTACAAACGTCCTAAAAGCTGGCACAACACGCAGAAGCTACACTGTTGAGCGCCATCATCAAGATATTGGTAAGTATTTACGCTCTACAGGGTGTCAATTTAACACAATGTCGCTATCTGTTGCGCCAAATTCAATGGTTACTGGCTCATTTGGCATTATTGGCTCTGGTTTCTCTACATCAGGCGCTGCATTAGGTAGTGCTACTTACAGTGCTGAATCGACAACCGCACCTTTTGACTCTTTTTCAGGCTCAATTACTGAAGGTGGTTCAGCAATTGCAATTATTACTGCACTTGAGTTAAACATTGATAACGGCATGGAAGCACTCTATGTTGTTGGCTCTGCTGACACGCTTTTACCGTCTATTGGTAAATCAAGCGTTACAGGTTCTGTTACTGCTTATTTTGAAAATACAACCTTGTTAGACAAGTTTGTTGCTGAAACTACATCTGCAATACAGTTTACGTTGACTGATGCGGCTGGCAATGACTACATCGTGCTGTTACCTAAAGTAAAATATAACTCTGGCAACCCTGAAGTTAGCGGCCCTGAAGCAATTACAGTAACTTTAGATTTTGTTGCTCTCTATAACTCTAGCGATGCATCACAAATCAAAATTACTCGCGTACCAGCGTAATTTAATAGATCGAGGTCTTTTATAGATCGAGGTGCAACAATCATTAACCGATAAGGTAAATAATGGACATTAACCAACTCTACACTGTAGATGCTCACGAAGAAGGGGCTGAGATACGCATTGTAAGCCCCTTAGACGGCAAAGAAACTGATTTTTATATCTCCGTACAAGGCATTGACTCAAAAGCCTACAGAAAGGCTGTAAAGGCTTATCACCGCAAACTTCTTAATGAGGAAGAGGGTGGAGATATTGATCTTTTAGTCAGCATAACAAAAGGCTGGCGAGGATTGTCTGATGGCAAGGAAGAAATAGAGTTTTCCTCAGTACGGGCTAAAGCTGTTTATGAAAATGCGCCCGATGTTGCTGTTCAGGTTGACCGTTTTGTTGCTGATCGCAAAAATTTTATCAAGGGCTAATTGACGAACTTTTGTCCTATGCTAAGTGGCAGTTTTGGGCTACTGGCTATGACAAAGGGTCTAAAGTTAGCCGCATAGATAATTTAAACCAAATTGCCAAAACTATTGGCAAAAAACCGAAACAACTAGAAGAAAAGCCAGAGTTAAGTGAAAAATTAATGTATTTATGGGTGTTATTTGTAACCCTTAAAAATGCGTCCTCTGGCGCTATTTCTTACCCTGAAATTCAAGCATATATGGCAATTTATGGCGATCTCTCAACATTTGAGGTCGATGCTATTCGCGCTTTAGACACACTCCATTCTCAAGAGACAAATACTCATGGCTGATGACACTATTGCAAAAATTGGAATTGATGTAGATGTTACTGGTGCGGAGGAAGCTGGTAGCCAACTAGACAAGCTAGGGAAAAAAGGCAAAAAAACCGAAGGAAATTTAAACAACCTTGCCAAAGGCGCTAACAAGACAAATGGGCCATTTAGAGCCATGCGCGGCTCGATGCAACAAGTATCTTGGCAATTACAGGACGTTGCAGTTCAAGCGCAAATGGGAACAAGCGCGTTTACTATTTTAGGGCAGCAAGGGCCGCAATTAGCTTCTATTTTTGGGCCTGGAGGGGCTGTAGTCGGGGCAATTGTAGCGTTTGGTGCAATGATAGGTGGTGTATTATTTTCTAGTTTGACAGGCACTAAAGACGCAGTAAAAGATTTAGATGATGCGATGGACAGCCTAAAAGATCGGTTTGATGAATTAGGCCCAGCAGCTAGAGCTTACCAGATTATTTTATCTACCCAAGAAATTAAAAAGCAAAAGCAAATTGAATTAGACAAAAAAGCTGAACTAGCTCGAATGGACGAAATTCGAGTTACAGGTGTTTTATCTGCGGTCATAAAAGAATTAACTCGTGATTTAGACGAAGAAGCAATAACTAGAGCAAGGCTTAACGCTGAAATTGAAGAGTCACAAAACATTCAAAGGCAGCATGGTTTAGTCATTGACAACCTAACAACCTCGACGCAAGAATTGACCGAATCTTTGGTCGAAGAATTAATTATTTTACAAGTAAGTGAAGAACAGCTTTACGCTTACAGAGCCGCTCAAGCTGGCGCAACTAAAGAACAAGCCAAGATTATTGTTGCGTTATTCAAAAAAATAGCAGCACAAAAAGAAGCCAATAAAGCTGAAGAAGATAAACAGAAATTACTAGACAAGGCGATAGAAGATCAGAAAAAAGCAAAAGAAGAATTGGCCTCTTACAGTGAAGGTTTATATCACCAGTTAGCGGCTTTACATTTAAGCGGTGATGCTCTTTATTACTATCAAGCGGCCTTGAAAGGCGGCACTGCTGAACAAATAGCGGCAAATGCTGAATTATTAAAATCAATTGCTCTGAGAAAACAACAGATAAAAGCTGAAGCTGATGCGGTAAAAGCTAAAGCCAAAGCTGAAGCTGATGCGCTAAAGCGTGGTGATGCTGCTAGTTCATTGCTAGAAGAAATTGCCCTTGAAAATATGAGTGAACTAGAGCAATTAGAAGCCCACTTAATAAAGAAAGGTGGGTTGCTCTTTCAGTATTTACAAGAAGGGCATATTACCTTAGATCAATATCTTGCTATGGACGCTGAGTTGCAAAAAACCTACGACCTTGCGGAAATACAAGCAAACAAAGATAAAAACGACAAAAAAATTGCAGACGATAAGGCTTATGCTGATGCTAAAGCTAGTTTAGACAATCTAGTATTATCAAGTGCATCTACTGTAGTTGGGCAATTGTCCGATATTGCTACAGAAGGCAGTAAAGAGGCTAAAATATTATTTGCAATGCAAAAAGCATTAGCAATTGCTCAAATTATAGTCAGCACTGAGGTTGCCGCTAAAGCCGCTGCTGCACAAGCCGCTATTCTTGGAGGGCCAGTGGCTTGGTACGCAACAGACACTATGATTCGGGCATTAGGTTATGCCTCTGCTGGAATAGTTGCTGGTACGGCTATTGCTGGAGGTCGAGCATTAGGTGGTCAAGTCAGAGGCGGTGAATCCTATCTTGTCGGTGAGCGTGGCCCAGAACTTCTTACAATGGGTACGTCAGGCCGTATAGCCACTAATGAAAACCTAAAGAATGCTGTTGGCGGTGATAACAACAATACCTCAAACGTAGTTAACGTTAACTTCTCCGTACAAGCAAACGATACTGCTGGCTTTGATCGCTTACTGCAATCTCGCAGAGGCCAGATTGTTGGCATGATAAACCAAGCAGTCAATAACCGTGGAAGGTCATCAATCGTATGAGTGGAACATATCCAGCCTCGCCAATCTTTTCTTCAGTAGGATTTAAAAGCGTTTATTACAATCTGTCTAGCCAAAGTTTATCTGGACGGACTCAGGTGCGTAACATAGGTGGGCAACGCTTTGAGTTTTCAGCTAGTTATTCTCGCTTATTACGCGCTGAATTTGCTCCTGTTTTAGCTTTTGTAATGAGTCAAAGAGGGGCAGCAGAAACGTTTAGCATTGTTTTGCCTGAAGTTAGCAGCACATCAGGTTCAGCAACAGGATCAGTTGTAACAACAAGCGACCCTTCAGTTGGCGCTAAAACCGTCAATATAAGCGGCTTAACAGGCACTTTAAAAGCAGGTGATGTTGTCAAGTTCGCTAATCACTCAAAGGTTTATATGCTTACGGCAGATCGAAGTGGTACTGGCGCTTTGGCGTTTGAGCCTGGACTAGAAACAGCGATGACAGGTACTCAAGCAGTAACTTACAATGACGTTCCTTTCTTAGTTCGACTTAATAATGACATCCAAGAATACAGCATTGGATCAGCTTCTTTAGTTGATTATGACGTTGATTTTATTGAGGCAGTTTAATGACTAGATTGATTAACTCAGCCACGCTTGCGGCTTTGGAATCTGACAGCTTTAACATTGCTACCCTTGTTCAAATAGACTTTTCATCTGTGTTAAGAATAACAGATTGGGGTAGAAGCGTTAGTGTCCTATCTAACACTTGGAATTCTAGTGCTAATTTTATCGGCATTGGCGATGTAACTGAAAGTGCTGAACTGCGTGTTAATGATTTATCGTTGACGCTATCAGGTGTCGAGCAAACGTATGTCAGTATCTTTCTGAGCAACAATTACATTGATATTCCTATCAAAGTTTACCGTGCCATTTTAAACGATGCTGATGCGCTAGTAGGTGATGCCATATTAATATTTGATGGCATTCTAACGGGCTACCAAATTCAAGATGATGAAACTGGAAGTAAAATTACTGTGCAAATGGCCTCGCATTGGAAAGACTTTGAGAAAGAAAACGGCAGACGAACCAATCACAACAGTCAGCAGTTGTATTTTGCAGGAGATGAAGGGTTTGAGTTTGCGCCCAAATCAATTAAAGATTTAAAATGGGGACGTAAATAATGGTTGCTCCTTGGGTTGTACTTGCCGCCATTTTTGTTGCATCAACCGCTGTTTCTTATGTGATGACGCAAAAGGCACAGAAGAAAGCGAAAAAAGCGGCTGATGATATGGCTGGGCTTCTCATTAACAAAGAGTCCAATATCGAGCCTATCTCCGTTATTTACGGTGTTCGTCGAGTCGGTGGCGTAAGGGTCTTTGTCTCAACCAGAGATGCAAGCGGTGGCGATCCCAACGAATTCTTGTATATCTGTTTAGTATTATGTGAAGGTGATGTTCACTCGATCACTAACATCCACCTAGATGATATTCCAATTACTGATTCTCGCTACAGTGGCTTATATACCGTCAATGTTCACACTGGCGCAGATGATCAGCCTTACGATAACTTGCTGACAGGCGCTAATGCTGGCTGGACTTCTGCTCATAGATTGAGGGGTGTGGCCTACATAGCTATAAAGCTAAAATGGGATGCCGATGTGTTTTCAGGCGTGCCTGAAATTACTGCGCTAGTTAATGGCCGTAAGGTATACGATCCACGCAAAGACAGTACATCAGCAGGGTATGATTCTAGTTTAGGCGTGTCTAGTCAACGGTTCGCTACCCCCTCAACATGGACATTCTCTGAAAATCCATCGCTTTGTATAAGAGACTACTTATCTAATGAAAGGTTTGGTAAAGGATTATCTGGCGCAAAATTAGATGATGTTGCGTTTGGTGCTGCTGCAACTGATTGCGACACCAGCGTCACTTTCTACAATGGCGGTACAGTGGGCAAGATATTCCAGACAAATGCTGTATTACAAACTGATGATACTTTGTTTGATAACATCCAAAAAATGCTTATGGGCTGTCGTGGATTCTTGCCTTACAATCAAGGCGTTTACAGCCTGAAGATTGATAAGTCAGCCAGCAGTGTTTATGCCTTTACGACAGATAATCTTATTGGTGGCATATCAATAACAGGTGAGTCTAAAGAAAATAAGTTCAACAGAGTTAATGTTAAGTTTGCTAACCCTGAACTTGATTATCAGCCTGATACAGCAACATGGCCTGACGCTGGTTCTAGTGAGGAAACCGCTTATCTTGCCGAAGATAATGGGACGCTGTTAGTTAGCGACATGGATTTGCCGACTTGTACTAATTATTATGTTGCAAGAGATTTGGCAAGAGTTATATTAAGGCGATCAAGAAATGCATTAAGAGCATCTATCCAAGCCACTAGCGAGGCATTACAGCTATCGGTAGGCGATGTTGTTACGGTTAATCATCCAACACCTAACTGGGGTAATAAGCCCTTTCAGGTTGAGGAGATAACTCTAAACTACGATGGAACTTGTAATTTAACCTTACTTGAATATGATTCAACCATTTATACCTACGATACATCAGCCGTACAAAATACTTATCCTGATACTAACTTACCCGATCCGTTTACCGTTGGCACTCCAGGCTCATTAAGTTTAACCGCAACAACAAGCGTTGCGTTAGATGGAACAATTGTCCCTCAAGTCACTATGTCATGGGGAGCAAGTACCGATTCGTTTGTTACGCAATATGACGTTCAATTCAGCACCGTTAGCCAAAGCAATGAATCCTCGTTTACGTCGATCATTACCGACAATTTAAACTATGTTATAGCGCCCATTGTATCTGGAGCAACTTACTATACAAGAGTAAGATCAATTAATTCACTTGGCGTTAAAAGTGCATTTGTAACGGCTAACATAGGGTCTGTTGGTGATACAACGGCTCCAGCATTGCCGACAAGTTTAGGCGTTACCGCTGGCTATAAAGCAATTAATTTAAAATGGACTAATCCATCAGATAAAGACTTCTCTAATGTTGAAGTGTCTAGGAAAAAAACTTCTGGGGGAACTTACGCTATTGTCGCAACTGTAGGTGGTGGTTGGGGCAAAAAAGCGGAGTTTTTAAATGGCGGTCTTGATGATGATTCTATTTATTTTTATAAACTTAGATCAGTAGATTTTAGCGGAAACAAAACAGTTGATAGCAGTAACAACCCATTATTTACGAGCGAAATAAGTGCAACCACTAACGCAGCAGCAATTAATGGCACTCCAGGCCAATCTACTTTTACGGCAACCGTATTTTTAAGAGCGTCAAGTCAGCCATCAACGCCATCAGGCGGTAGCTTTAACTTTGGAACAAATACTTTAACTGCGCCAGGATCATGGTCAATTACTGTTCCCAGTGGCACAACTCCTGTGTATCAGGCTAATTATCAATTTTCTATATCTGGCGATACTGGGACTGTTACCGCAGGAAACTGGTCAACACCCGTAATACTTGCAGAGAATGGCGATGATGGCACTAATGGGTTAAGTACGTTTGTCTTTCCCGTTTACAAGAGAGCGTCTAGCACTCCTAGCACCCCCTCTGGCGGCTCATATAATTTTGGCACTAATGCAATAACAGCACCAAGCGGTTGGTCTGCGTCAGTTCCATCGGGTACCGATCCTATCTATGTATCAACGACTACAGCGCAAATTACAGGTAATACAGGCACCGACTCTTCTTTGACTTGGACATCGCCTATTTTGTTTGTACAAAACGGAACAAATGGGCAAAGTATTACAGGTGCGGCTGGCCCACGAAACGCGGCTGGTTATGTTTATTATTCTGTTTCACAGGCGAGTGAGCCAAGTTCCCCGTCTGCCACCTCCTATAACTTTAGTACGGGTGCTTTTAGTGGTTTAACAACTAACTGGTCAAGAACACCACCTAATGTAACAGGCGGTGATGCTCATTATTGGGCCACCAGCTATTACATTACCGAAGCAACCTTGGGCGGCACGCAAACATTAACATTTGCCAGCCCATTTTCATCAGTGCAATTTGATGGCCTTGTAACGTTTACTAATTTAAATACTGAATTAGCTGATGCCTCTGGAGACATAACAACGATTAATGGTGGTTTGTTAAAGACAGGAACTATTGATGTGGCGCAAGTCAACATATCAGGCACTACACAAAGCGGTTTTAATATGCAATCCAGCGCAAGTTCCTCAACTTCAAGAATGGTCATTACAAATAATACAATTCAAATATTTGAAGGTTCTCAACTAAGAGTAAAACTAGGGAACTTGAGTTAATGGCTTACGGATTTGAGGTGTATGCCGCCAACGGCACAAAGATAATAGACCTTGCTGACCGCGTTTCAAGATCAGTTGCCAGCGGTACAACGCCAACGATTACCAGTGGTAGTTATTATGATGTGTCTATTACTGATATGACTAACGCTGATGATTGGGCGGTCTTTGCCTACGCTAATACTCCACCTAATAGCTTAAATGCTAAAAATGTTGATTGCACTCGCAATACGGGGTATTTCCGAGTATCTCAAAGCATGGGAGTCAGTAGTTCTTTTGATTACATCGTTATCAGGACAGGCTAATGGGTTATGGAATACAAATTTACAACAGTAGTGGTCGCACCGTTTTAGACACTGATCGCGCAGAATCATTGTTATACGCTACATCAAATAACACCGCAGTTGGAAATACTGATTTTCCCGTTACAGGCTGGTCTGGGAGTAATTTAATTATTGCTCGACCTGCCTCCTCTGCTACTGGCACTCAGGGTTATGGCGGCTTTGCAAAATTAGGCCGAAGGTTATACGACAACAAATGGGGTCGAGGATTAACGGCTTTCCCTAATAACAATAACGGCAATGGCGGTGGTTATGTTGTATGGCGTGAACTTAAAGCGCAATCAGTCTCAAGCTTAACTCCTGCTAACTTTGGTATGGTTGTGTATGACGGAACAGGCACCGCTTCATCGGACATTCTATTTTCTGCTACCGATCTTGATGTTACTGCAAAAGTTGTTGCAACAGGCAAGTTTAACGGCACAGCAGGATCAAATAGCGCAGAAGGGTATTATCAAGAATTTACAATGGATAGTTCTTTAGATAAAGGCCGTTATTACGTTCTTGTAAGTAATACGGCTTCTGTTTATATATCAGGAAGCAGCCCAGGAACTAGTTCAAGGTTTAATTTTAATTATCAGTTTAATTATTCTGCTGGCACGATAAGAATGCTAAATTATTATGCAATAGGAAGCACTAGAGCAGCGATGTCAAGCAGTATGGATTGGGCTATTCTTTACGTTCTTAATGGCGGTTCTGTAGACGACAATTTTTCATAGATCAAGATTGCCACTAGATTAAGGAGGGCTTTATGGCTCATAGGTTTGCATTTGTAAATGGCGAAGGAAATATTCACGGCATTGTATCTCCAGGGAATGATGATCAATACGTTCATTTACAAAGTTATCAGCCTAGCGGAGATACAGCAGTTATCGTTCCTAATGACTTGAGTGATGATGTGCTAATGGTAACAGGATGGTATGACCTTGATACTAATCAATGGAAAACAAGAGCAGCTTGTCCCTCGCTTTATCATATTTGGAAGAATAAAGAATGGAGCGTTGATGTCAATTCCTTGTTTGCTGAAATTAGATCATTAAGAAACCAAAAATTAGCTGACTGTGATTATACGCAAATGTCAGACAGTCCTTTGTCTTTATCCGATAAATCTTTATGGGCTACTTACAGACAAGCATTGAGAGATGTTCCATCTGATTATTCTAACGCCACTTCTTTAGACGATATTACATGGCCTACAAAGCCTGGAGCATAAAATGAGCGATATTTACACCCTTGTCAAAAATGACACTGCACCTCAGATCAAAGCAACAATAACAAGAGAAGATGATGGCTCTGTTGTTGATTTTGAAAACGGAACGTGCAAACTCAAGTTTAGGAAAAAAGATACAACGACGATCTTGTTTACATTGCTTGCTGCTGATGTCGGAGACAATTTTAAAGAAGGCGCTGCTATATTTTCGTTTTCTGGCACGCAACTAGATGTTGATGCTGGTTTCTATCAGGGCGAGATCGAGGTGACATACGCAAGCGGTGTTGTTGAGACGCTTTATGAAATATTAGAGTTTTATGTCAGGGATGATTTTTAATGCTTAAAGCCATTATTGCGTATAAAAAAGCTATTGCTAATATAGACTTTAAAAAGATTGTTGCTGAACTTAAATTTGGTGATTTTCTTATCTTTAGGTTTTTCTCTGATGCTTTAGGTTTGTCTGACAGTGAATCTAAAAACATTGGCAAATCTTTAAGCGATAATTCAGGTGTTACTGATTCTGCTGCGACAGGGCTTAATAAAGCCGCTAATGACTTTTCTAGCACCTCTGACGCTACTTCCTTAGACGTAGGCACATCTTTAATAGATTCAGGTGCAACGTCTGATGCAATTGATACCTTTGCAATAGGAAAAGGACTTAGTGATAGTCCAAGTACAAGCGATGTAACTGCATTTGCGTTTGGCACAACAAGGGCTGATACGTTTTCAGTATCTGAATTAATTAGCAATGCACCTAATAAAGTATTAGCAGACTCATCCGCCACTTCCGATGTTAAAACTCTGTCGTTAAGTAAGGCATTAGCTGACTTCTATGCGGTTGCTGACTCCCAAACAGCGTTGTTTACAAAAAGTAATTCTGACAGTTCTGCATTTAGTGATACAGAAAGGAAGGATTTTTACAAAGTTATTAGTGAAACTGCTGGCGTTACCGATGATTTAGACGGTGAAGCTACTGCGGATGACGATCAGGACATGACATTTGTAAAAGTACGCTCTAATTTAGCAACGATTACAGATGTAATAAGTATTGTTAAAAATACTTTATTTAGCGATACATCAGCTTTAACAGATTCAGGTTCGGTAAGAAATCAAGGCTACTGTGATTTTAGTTATTTTGAAGCTGATTATGTCGGAGATAGTAGAACCTTTTAACCCTTAACCTTTACACAAGCCGCCAATTAGGGCGGTTTTTTTTGGAGATTGAAAAATGATTAATGATAATTTAAAACTACGCGGTGATGTTGCTCTTGTTCTTAAAGACAAGGACGGAAACATTAAAGACAGCCGTGAAATAAACAACCTTGTTGTCAGCGCTGGATTAACGTTTATTTGCTCACGCATGGCTGGAACTTCTGCTGGCGTAATGTCTCACATGGCTCTTGGTTCAAGTACAACTGCCGCGTCCGCAGGGCAGACTGATCTAGTGTCAATTTTAGGCTCTAGGGAAGCGTTAGACAGCAGTACAGCTTCAAGCAATACCATTGTTTATGTTTCATCATTTGAGGCAGGAGAGGGTACTGGAGCAGTTACAGAGGCTGGCGTATTTAATGCTGCATCTTCTGGCACTATGCTATGTCGTACCGTATTCCCAGTAGTAAACAAGCAAGCTGACGATACTATGTCTGTCACTTGGACAATTACTCTGTCTGCATCCTAAGTTTAAAGCCCTTTTCGCCCCTTAATTGGGGCTTTTTTATATCTAATTTTCGGAGAACATAATGGCAACAATTACCACTAGATCAGGAAAGGGCAGCCCTTTAACTAATAACGAAGTAGATGCAAACTTCACCAATCTTAATACCGATAAGGCCGAACTATCTGGTGCGGCTTTTACTGGCGCGATAACTACCAACTCTACAATTGATGGTAGAGACGTTGCTACAGACGGCACTAAGTTAGATGGCATTGAAGCCTCCGCAGACGTAACAGACACTACAAACGTCACAGCGGCAGGTGCATTAATGGACAGTGAGTTGACTTCCATTGCATCTGTTAAGGCGTTAAATCAGGGCGTTGCTACTACTGATAGTCCTACGTTTGTAGATGTTACTGCAACATCCTTAGACATCTCTGGTGACATAGATATTGATGGCACAGCTAACCTTGACATTGTAGATGTAGACGGTGCTGTAAACTTTGCGGCAGATGTCACCTTTGCAGATGGCGCAGATATCATTACGGCTTCAGCAGGAACAAGCAACTTCCGCGCAGGTGTCAACGCAGGTAACAGCATTGCAAGCGGTGGTAATTATAATACTGTCGTGGGCGATGAAGCAGGTACTGCGATTACTACGGGTGATA